ATTTTCTTCTTGTGTTCTAGGTGATTCATGCATTTCCCATTTTTTTCCTTTAATTTTAAATCCAGTTCTATCAACTCCTCTAGATTTAGATTTTAACCATAATACACCTATTCTATCAGCTGATTTGCCAAAGCATTCCTTGTACATTTGAGCATAAGCTGCACTTTGTAAATCATATGTAGTTTGCAAGTGGTTAGATGTTTTAAAATCAATAACCCATAATTCACCATCAATTTCACAAATACAATCACAAGTACCTGCTATTTTTAATTCATCACTAAATAAATGTACCTCAGTTTCTATTAATGTAGGTTTATGAGTTTCCCAAAAATCTACAAAACGTAAAAACATTTGCCAAACTAATGGATCCATTTTAGGATAACCTTCAGCACTAAGATAATTTATTTCTTTACCTTCAAAATATTTTTCAATTAATTCATGTACTGCGTTACCTTCTTCCCCTGCCTTTTTTACTATCCAATCCGCACTATAGCCAACTTTTTTAAGCCAATCCTCAAAATGTCTACCTTTAGGATAGGAATTTAAAACATAAGTTACTGAAGGGTAAAATTCACCATTTCTTCTATAATATCTAGAATCTGGTAGTGTTATTTGTTTATGGTCATCTGAGATGTCCAAAATTCTATTGTATGTTTTCTTTATCATACTGCTAGTTTTTGCTCCAATAAAGAAGAATAAGTCATTGGAACTGTTTTTTGTATTAGTTTTGTGAAATTAGTAAAACCCATTTCACTTGGATCCTTATCTTGCATATCAACAAAATAGACTTCTTTACCTTCCATCATTAATTGTTCACAAAAGTGTAAAGCTTGTTTGATAGCATCCTTATCTAATGCTATATAAATTTTTTTAACATATGAACTAACTATTTTTTTCATTAATTCACTTTGAATATTTTTTCCTAGTAATGGTATTGCGTTTCGTTTAATTGCAATAGCATCAAATAAACCCTCACATAAGATAATAGGTAATTTCCAATTAATAAAATGTTCATTTGGAATAATATCTCTACTAACTGAAGGATTTCTGTATTTTACATATGATTCTTTTTCAAATGATCTAGCTGTAAAATAATTTAATCTACCATCTTCATCATACGTGGGAATTATAATCATATTAGAATATAAACCACTTTTACAATAACCAATATTATACTTTAAAATATCGTTTTTACTAATGTTTCTTTTCTTTAAATATGCTAACGCATGCCTGCCCATAATATCGCTGTAATCAACGGTATCCAGGCTAATAAATTCAGGTGGTAATTTAACTACATTATCAGATTTAGTATATTTAAAAAATTTAGAATTTTTAATTAATGATTTAGCTTCATTAAGTTTAGATATATCTACATTTATAGCTTTAAATAAATTATAAATGGTTTTACCCTTTTTATTACAAGCCCAACAATGCCAAGGATTATTACCTTGTTTATTTTCTGTTAAATTAACTTCTAACTTTGGTTTGTGGTGATTACAAAAAGGACAAGAATAAGCATAATTATTTCTTGCAGTAGCTTTTCCTGTACCCAATACAGAATTAACCAAAGTTACTAATAACTGGTTTATCATAACAATGTAATATACACTAACAATTTTTAATTTCCAAGGGATCTTCGTATTCTATCACTTCAAAATCTTTAGTATAAAATTTACCTAATATATTATCATTAAAAAATTCATCAGGTTTTTCTAATACTTGATATAAAAATTGGTATTTTGTTTCAAAATAAGTTAATAATTTTTTATTAGGTACTATTTTAAGTATTTCTCTTTTAAAATCCTTAGCTTTGCTTTCTAATAATAGATGTTTTAATTCTTTTTGCGAACCATAATAGTTTTTCCAGTCAGATTCTTTTACAGCTAATTTATAGGTAGGTCTTCGACCTACTAAATCTTGCATTTTAGCTAATTCTTTTTTTCCAATTTTTACTTTTTTGGAAAAATATAATACTTTTTTACCAATATATTTTTTATTAGTGGGTTTATGTGTTATTACATAAACAAATCCGAAAGAATTTGGGGGAAAATCAGTAATTTCTTTTTTGGTTTCGCCTTTATAGGTCCAACTCATATTGTGCTATTTAATTAAACAGAAGGTTTAATGCAACATGGATAAATATTATAATTTACCTTCGCTTCGCATTTTTTCTCTTATTTTAGTAGCTGATATATCATGAATATCTGAAGGTGGTATATGTTCTATAACATCATACCCAACTCCTCTACCATAATTTATGGATTCAACATCAGGAATTATTATTATTTTAATTTTTCCTTCTTGTATTAAGTCTTTTAATTCATTAGATAAATTTATTAAAACTTCTTGTGCAGTCCATGGTTGTTTTTCATTGGGTTCTACGTCTCTTATGCATATTAACACGTTTTTACCGTCATTTAAACGTTGGTCTATTAACCATCGATGACCTTGGTGCCATGGTTGCCACCTACCGATAAACATTGAGTATTTCATAATCTTAATTTACTTGCTATTTTTATAATTGATTCAATTTCAGTTTCATTTGTGGTATCTATGTCAATAAAATCTTTATTTGGGGCGCCAAAATTATCAACATGATAATTTTCTCTTCCTCTTTGAACATTATCAATATTGTAATGAACATAAATTTCCTTTATTTGCCAGTCTAATAAAGTTTTAAATTCTTCACGCTGATCTAGATAAGGAGAAACTAAAGAAACAATAACATCTTTTCCTTGATTATGAAGATAATGAGATATTTTTTGTGCTGTATCTATATTAGTAACTCTTCCTTTTATTGAGTAATCTTTATTAATAAATAAATCTCTCATTTCATCTCCATCAATACGATAAGCATGGGGTAAAAATTTCTCTTTTAGTAAATTTGCAAGAACAGTTTTACCTGAACCTGGTTGTCCTGTAAACCAATAAATCATAATTTATTATTTAAATATGTAATTTTTAACGGGTAATACATCAGTTAAAGGTACTTTAATTTGTTCAATAGTTTCTTCATTAATTAAATGAGGATGTACCCACCAATCTTCAAAAGGACAATTTTCATCCATAGAAATATTACCTGCAACTAAAATATACCCGTGAGATTCTAATATATTTCTTGATAATTTTCTAACTTTTCTTGTAGAATCATTATAATGATCATGTTCAAAAGTAATTACACCAAATTTTATTTCTTCAAAAGGTATTCTTTTTAATACTTCTAAAGATTGATAAGCTGGGTCAATATCAATTGATAAGTAATCAATTTCTGTGCCTAGTTTATATTCTTTTATTAAATCTAAATAATTTAAATGTACAGCATCTTCACGGATAATAGGATTATCTCTTAATGATTTATTCCATTCATCAACATAAGGTTGGTGTAGATCAATAGATAACCCTTTCCATTTATTTTTATGTTCAAGTAAAGCTGTATTATTACCAGAGTAAGGTTTTCCACCTCCTATTTCTAAATAGGTGCCTTTATGTTTATTTTCCCAACATCTTAATACAAATAAATCTTGGAGTGCTTGAGAATTAGTATGGTCTATTCTTTTACAACCTGCAAATCTCATTCTGCTTTGTAATTCTTTAAATTTTTCTCCAACATAAACAATTGGATCATGTTCTGTAGGTAATACATTAAAATTTTTAAGATTATTTAATATTACTGTAAAATATTCTTCATTATCAATATTAGGATCAACATATAATTCTTTCCATAATTCTATAGAATGTTCTCTTAATCCTCTCCACCAACAAGTAAATGCTTCTTGAAATTTTAATCCCCAATGACCAACATATCCTACATCAGAATTTAAAGATGGAGCATCAAAATCACAAATCTTTTGACCTGTAACTGCATAATAATGAGCTTCTGTCCATTCTTCTCTATGACTGTGCCATTGACTAAGTAAAAAATAAGCTTCAGGTCTTTTGGGCATATGCGTCATTGCTATCATTAATTGCTCTTTTTCCCACACAGGTCTTCTAGTTTGTGTTGCAATACATTTATGGGTTTTTAATAATGCTTCATAAGCTAAAAGATCACTTTCAGTTAATTCAGCACATCTTAAAAAGAAAGATAATGCAGCTGCTGTTTGACCTAATGATTCATAATATAATCCAGTATCAAAATTAACTCCAGGGTTAAGTGGAGCATCAATGTATCTATATATTTGTTCTTTTAATTGTTGTTGGCTAACCATATTATTTTAATTTTTCTAAATCTTCCCATTCTAATCTATCAAGTAAATGTTTAGGCCATCTTAAAATAAAAGCCGCATTATCTTGATAACCAAATGTAATTAATAAATCATCACCATCAAGTGCTAAACCACAAGTAAATTCTATTCTAGTACCCATATATTGAAATTGTTTAGAAACTTTTACTAAATTCCAATCTTCATCCCACATTACAAATCTGTGATAATAAAAAGCATCTTTATGACCTCCTTCATGATGGAAAAAATCAACCTCATGAGTAATACAAGTATATAAACCATCAATTTTAACTACTTGAGAACCACCTCTTAAATCCCAAGGTAGTTTAATATAATCATCTTTAGTAATTACAGTTTCACAAGATATAGTATTTAATATACCTTCTTGGACTTTTTCTTTTCCTTTATCTTCTAAATTTACTTTAACTATCTCTAAAGGATTAGTCCATTTTAAAAAATGATAGGGCATATCTAATACAGGCATCCAATTTTTTTCTAAATAATTTTGGGATGGATGTTGTATTCTTTCTCTTGTTTTTTCTATTATTGATTCTTCAGTCCAATCAACTTCACATAATTCCATTCTACCTTGCCCATTATCATAAACATCTCTTCTAACTCCACAAATATATAATTTACCTTCCCATCTAAATACTCTAGCATCTTCAAGACCAACAAATGACCAAATCGGTTTTATATCATGTTTTGAAGTATCTACATTTTTAAATTCTAATATTTCATGTGTTTCTCTATCTAATTTACAAAGATAATTACCTGTAGTTAAAGTTAAATCATCTTCGGGATTTAAATAGGCTAATGCTCCCCATTTACAATAGAATTTTTGATCAAATTCTGAATGGTATAATGAATAATGGACATGTCTAATATTAGCTAATAAATCTCCATTTTCATCTATATAAACAGAAACATTACATAAACCAGTACCCCCAGTAATTTCTGATGGTATAATTAATGGTGTTAAACTTCCACCATTATGAATTGCTATTTGTGATATATTATCTAAAATCATATTTTATATATAAGATCCACCACCTAACCATAATACAAAAGATTTTCTAGTTCCCGATAATACAGGAGCTACTCTATGCATCATAAATGAAGGAAAAATAAAAACACAACCTGCTTTTCTTGGTGCTTTTAAAATATGAGAAGCATGTTCATCTTTTGCATCCTCAGGAAAAGGACCACCTTTAAATAATTCTAAATCTCCTCCTTCATATTCATTTGGTTCAGATAATTGAACTGTTATTGAAATTTTTCTATGTGAACCCATTCCAGGTCCTATATCTTGGTGCCATTCATATTTACCTCCTTTACTTCCAACATATTCTGTGTATTGAATTTGTTCTGGCATGGTATGTAAGCTAAATTTCCATAATTGTTTATTAGCTTCTATAGCCATATTATTTAATTTTTCATATAACCACCACCATTGAGTATTTTGAGGTACCCATTTTACTCTTGATACTCTTGTTTTATCC